ACTATTCTTTCAACTGAAGTGTTGAGAGACCCATCATCATTTGGTGATATAGTAAGAGGCTTACATGTCTATGGTGCGAAAGTACTTAGAGATGATGCTTTAGTAAGTGCATTTTATGTAATTGACTAATTGTCAAAACTCGGGGGGTCTTAACAGACCCTCCACTTTTTAAATTTAATATAGGAGAAAAAAATGGCATTATTTGTAATACCCGTAGCTTTAAAAGGAGCAGCTAGTTTTATAGCAGCTAACGGTGCAAGACAAGCAACAAAAAAGTATGGACCTAAAGTTGTAAAAAAAGCTCAAGAAGCTATGAAAAAAAGAGAAGCTTCAATTAATGTTTCAGCAGATAAAGTAGCTACACAAGCTATGAAAAATGCAAATAAAAAAGGCGGTTCTAAAAATCAAAGAATACAAAACATGGCAGATGAAATGTTTGGTACAAATGAACAAATAAAAAACATAGGCAGAATAAATAAAAAAACAGGCGGTAAAGCACGTTCTTTATATAATAAAGGTGGATATGCTAAAAAAGGACAACCTATGTATGGTCATGGAGAATGTCCAAAAGCTAAAGCTAACTAAGCATGAAAGTTAAAGCACCTAAAGGACACCATTGGATGAAACAAAAAAATGGTACGTTTAAATTAATGAAACACACAGGTAAGTTTGTAAAACATAAAGGTGCAAGTTTAGAAGCAAACTTTCCAATTCAAAAGGTTCACAAAAAATAATGGCTACTACATATCTTGACATAACTAACGAAATACTAAGAGAACTCAATGAGCTTCCTTTAACGTCTGCAAACTTTGCAAATGCTATAGGTTTTCAAAAGTTTGTAAAAGATAGTGTAAATAAATCTATATTTGATATAGCTAATGAAGAGCCACAACTACCTTTCTTTGCTGCTAATGTTAGTGGAGCTACTGACCCTTTCTATGGTAACGTAACAGTTCCTTCAGTTGCAGGTCAAAGATGGTACACACTTAAGTCTGATAGTTCTAGTATCACTACAGACTACTCATCAATAGATTGGGATGATTTTTATCTTACAACTATTAATGTAGATGGAGAAACAACTCCTTATGTTTCAAGAGGATTAAAGTTTCTTACTCTTGCAGATTGGAAAAGATATTATAGAGACAGTGAGAATGCAGATGATGCAGATACTCAAAATCATGGAGAACCTAGATTTGTTATTAAGTCTCCTGACAATAGAAAGTTTGGATTAAGTCCAATACCTGACAAGGTTTATAATGTACACTTTTATGCTTTTGTAAGACCGACTGCATTATCAGCTTATGATGATACAATCACTTTACCAGAGCAATACAGTAATATAATAACAGCTAGAGTTCGTTATTACGTTTGGCAGTTTAAAGAAAGCCCACAACAAGCAGCTTTCGCATTGGATGATTATAAAAAAGGTATGAAGAGTATGAAATCAAACCTAATGAATCCAGCTCCAAAGTATATGACAGACGATAGAACTTACTTCTAATTTATGGCACGTTCACAACCTTATACTGTTGCATGTAACGGTGGTTTAATTAAATCAGCTAACTCAATTGATTTACTTAAAAGCCCCGGAGTTGCAAGAGAGCTTAGAAACTTTGAAGTATCTATTGAAGGTGGATACAGACGTATCAATGGATTTGAAAAGTTTGGTGGTGCTAGTGCTACACAACCTACAGGAAGTGATACTCAAATTTTTGGAACTATGCCTTATGGTGATGGTGTTATAGTTTGTGCAGACACTGGTATTTATTTTAGTCAAGATGGAATTACTTGGTTACAAATAAATAGAATATCTGCAGGTGGTGGTGATAACTATACAACCTTTACAGGTAAAGCATTATCAGTAAGAACTGGACAAGGACAAGCAACCTTTGCTATGTTTGAAAATGCTGGTATGGATTACGGTGAAATATTTATAGCTGATAATTCTAATAAAGATATTTTTTCTTTTAGAATGGAAGGTACTGGAGCTTTAAATACTAGAACATTCTTTACGAAAGAGATACAACCTAATGGAGCTAATACGCCTGTAAAGTTTATTACATCGCATGACCATCACTTAATTGCTGCTGGTGTTGAAGGTAATGAAACAACTGTTTATTATAGTGTTTATAACAACCCTGATAACTTTACAGGGACTGGAGCAGGTTCTGTAGCTATCTCAGATAAGATAGTAGGTATTAGAGGTTTCCGTACAGATTTAATAGTATTTTGTGAAAACAGTTTACATAAGCTAATAAACATAAACGATTCATCTAATATAAGAATTGACCCTATAGCAGAAAATGTAGGATGTTTAAGTGGTTATAGTATTCAAGAGATTGGTGGTGACTTAGTATTTTTAGCACCTGATGGATTAAGAACAGTAGCTGGTACAGCAAGAATTGGTGACGTAGAGTTAGGTACAGTTTCAAAAGCTATACAGCCTTTGATAAATGACTTAGCTAGAAATGTTAATGACTATATTATCAGTAGTATGGTACATAGAGATAAGTCACAATACAGATTATTTTATACAGATACCACTAAAAATAAAAGTGAACAAAGAGGTATCATAGGAACACTAAGACCAGATGGGTTTCAGTGGTCAGAAACAAGAGGAATAGAAGTAACAGAAATAGGAACAGGATTTAATGAAACGGGAGTCGAAGAACATTTTCATGGAGATACTGATGGTTACATCTATATACATGATTCAGGTAATGACTTTGATGGCTCTAACATCTTAGCAAGATATGCTACACCTGATTATGATTATGGTGATTTAGGAACTTTAAAAACTTTACACTATATGAGAGTCTCTGCAAGTGCTGAAGGTGTCGTAGAACCTGATGTACAAGTTAGATTTGAATACGGTAATACGGATTTACCACAACCTCCTGAACTATTTGATTTAGGAGTTATAGACCCACCGTCTATATTTGGTGAAGCTTTATTTGGTGTTAATGTTTTTGGTGGAGCAGAGAATCCTATGATTAGAGTAGCACTACAAGGAAGTGGAACTAGTAATAATTTTACATTTATAAGTGAGGACAACAAAGCTCCATATACTATTAACGGTTTATATGTAGACTTTATACCTTCAGGCAGGAGATAAAAACAAATGGCAATAACAAAAGTAACAAGTAAAGTATTAGAAGATAACGTAACTGTTGCAGGAAATTTAGAAGTAAGTAGTGGAACAATTAAACTTGATGGTAATTATCCAACTGGTACAGGTAACGTAGCTTTAGGTGATACAGCCTTAGATAGTCTTACAAGTGGTGGATATAATACTGCTATAGGTAGTAATGCCTTAACAGCAAATACTGAAGGTTCTGCTAACGTAGCTGTAGGTTATATTTCTTTAGATGCACTTCTCACAGGTAACTATAATGTTGCTGTTGGTAGCGAATCGCTTACTGATTTAACTTCAGGTTCTTTTAACACAGCAGTTGGTGATGGTGCAGCAGCAAATACTACGACAGCATCTAATAATTCTGCTTTTGGCAGTGGTTCATTATTAACTAATTTAATAGGTGCTAACAATACAGGAATTGGTAAAGATGCTTTAAGAGCAAATACATCATCAGATAATACAGCAGTTGGAAGTGCTTCTATGCTTTCAAACACTTCTGGACGTTACAATACAGCAGTAGGTAGACAATCTTTACGTTTCAACAGTACTGCAAATAATAATACAGCAGTTGGTTATCGTTCACTTGACCAAAACACTACAGGTTTTTCTAATACAGCAATAGGTTACGCAGCTTTAAGAGATAATGACACTGGAAATAGTAATATTGCTATTGGTGATAGTGCTTTAATATCAAACACTACAGGTGTTAATAACGTAGCTGTTGGTTCTTTAGCTCTTGATGCTCATACAACTGGTACTGATAATGTTGTTATTGGATATGCCGCAGGTAGTGCAATTACTACAGGCTCTGAAAATACAGCAGTCGGTGCTTATGCTTTAGCTCAAAATAATTCAGGAGTTGGTGGTAATACTGCTGTTGGAAGAGCTGCTGGATATGATGTCACTTCAGGTATTCGTAATATATTGATAGGAGAAGATGCTGGTCGTTCAAACAGTCCATTTACTGTTACTTCACAAGCCGACAGAATTGTTATGGGTGCTAGTTCTATAACAAACGCATATATTCAAGTAGCTTGGACAGTAACTTCTGACCAAAGAGATAAAACTGAAATACAAGACATACCAGTTGGTTTAGATTTAGTTAATAATTTAAGACCAGTATCTTATAAATTTAGAGAAAATAGAGATAGCGATACAGCAGTTGGTAAAACTAAATATGGCTTTTTAGCTCAAGAGGTTATTACTGCTGAAGGCGATAATCCTGTAATAGCTGACAATGAAGAAGCAGATAAATTAAAAATGACTACTGATAATTTAGTTGCAGTTCTAACTAAAGCTATACAAGAACAACAAACAATAATTGATGATTTAAAATCAAGAATAGAAACCCTAGAAGGTTAATTTAAAAGGAGAATAATATGGCACAAACAGTAAGCGAAGTCTTAACAGCAGCAACAGATAGCGTAACACTTATTAACGGTGTAAACGCTGGAACTTGGGATGTTGAAGGCATGGAGCAATCAGAAATCAACGATATGGTACAAAGAAACGTAGACCACTTGGAACTGGTCTTAGCCTATGCACCTGTTGATGAAGATGACGATACTCCAGACGTAGCTGGTAGTTCAGATGATAAAACATCTTATACAACTGCTATAACAACAGGAAATGCATATATTGCAGCAAACTAAAAAAATTTAAACGGAGAATAATAACATGGCAGGATATACAAGACAGAGTACTTTTGCAGATGGGGATACAATTACTGCTGCTTTATTCAATAACGAATATAACCAATTAGTAAATGCTTTTAGCAATACTACAGGTCACAGCCATGATGGTACAGCAGCTAGTGGACCAGTTATAGGATTAATTGGTGATGCTGGTGAAACTTCTCCAAACAATAAAGTCTTAATAGACACAACAAACAACTACATAGAATTTTATGTTGAAGTATCTTCAGCACCTGTACAACAACTATACATAGCTGATGGAGCTATTATACCTGTAACAGATAGTGATATAGATTTAGGTACAACAAGTTTAAGATTCAAAGATACATATACAGATACTATTACAACTACAGGTAACGTAGATGTTGGTGGTAATCTAACAGTTACAGGTACTACAACTTTTAACGGTGGTACAATCACTATGGGTGATGCAGCTACTGATAACGTAGTATTCGGTGCTGATGTAGACTCAAACATTATACCTGATGACGATGACAGCTATGACCTAGGTAGTTCTTCACAAGAGTGGAGAAACCTTTACATAGATGGTACTGCAAACATTGATAGCCTTGTAGCTGATACAGCAGATATTAATGGTGGTACGATTGATGGTGTTACTATAGGTGGTACAACTGCTGGAGCTGTTACCTTTACAGACTTGTCAGACGGTACAATTACTATAACAGCTTTTGCTGATGAAGATGATATGTCTTCAGATTCTGCAACACTTGTACCAACTCAACAATCTGTAAAAGCTTATGTAGACTCTCAGGTGACCGCACAGGACTTAGATTTCCAAGGTGATACCGGAGGTGCTTTAAGTATTGACCTCGACTCAGA